CTGGTTCGCGTCAACGCATGTCCTTGTGGTCATTACAGAGGCTTATCCTGTTGCGGGGCGGATCTGGGCTAATTTTTACAACACCGGTGCTTGGGACGGGTGGCATCAGACATAAGCAATCGGGCTATATCTGCCGCCATCCGTCCCAGACGTAATTGTTATAGAAATTCGTCCAAATTCGACCGCTTGGGAAGTTCTCGAACAGCCATACCGCGATGTGCTTATCCGATATGATCTGCACATATCGAACGCACATAATCGTCGATGCGCTCTCTAGCTCGCCCGGAAGGCCGTAAGCGGTAATACCAGCTCCAGGGTCTTTTACGACTCTACAAGGCTTGCTCGTCCAGTGGTCGGGATCAGGTGAGACAAGCAAAACGTTATTGAGGTAGCTGGTCGGTAATATAGGATCGTTAAGTCCCTGGAATATGGAATTCCGAAGGGCAGTATCGAGCTGCGTTTCGCCCACCGCACCGTCGGCAATATTCTCGGTTTCCACAGCTTTAAGTGCGATTTTATCGCTTGTGATAGCACGATCGTCGATATCATCAGTGTTGTGAGTGTGACTTTTCGCTGCGAAAATATTTTTGAGCCCGGCGAAGAATGTGACCAGTCCCGTGCCATTCAAAACGTTTGCCGACTTAACAACTGCATCGTTCAAGATTTGATCGATCGTCGAACTATCAAGAGCTTGGTTGATAAGGTTCTTGAATGTGAACTTAAAATCTTTAGCGGTATCCTCGCCCGATGCTTCGATGTCGACGCTAGGCTCTCCGCCGTCATCTACATATTCTGATGTTACATTACCGAAACCGCCATCCTTACCGACGACTTCGCCAATCTCTTTCCAAGGCATCTTATTCTCCAATCATTACATAGAGCTGTTTGTTCTCTATTTTGAAATCGGGTACGAACGTACCCTCGTTATAAACGACCCCTAATACGCCGTTACGAATCTCGAACGCATACATGCCTGCGCCAAGTTGCACCACTACACCGTTATCGCCTTTAGGCCCTTTGATATTTGTGCTTTCTGGGTTGGGTTTGTCCTTATCGTTAGTCCACGAGAGCACACCATCTGTATCTACGCTAGGAAGGTAGGTGGCTCCGTCGAAGAAGCCCTCGCCTACCTTCCCCTCGAAATCAGCGATAGTGCTTTGTCTCAGAGCTTCGGCGCTTTCACGCAAAGCTTCATTTGCGACACGCTCTGATTCGTTGCTCGCACGTGTTGTCTCGTCACCGATACGAACATTCTCGCTCGCGATTCGCACAGCTTCATTCTCGGTGAGCTGACTCACGAGTTGGTTGTAGCTCGCTTTAACATCTGCGGTAGCGACAGTCTCGATGTATTCGATGGTATCGTCACGTGCTTCAAGCAGAAAATCGTACATGTCCTCATGTGTCGCAAGGCGCTTTACCGCTCCTGCAGCAAAGCAGATATAAACCGCTCTACCATCTTTCGCAACCGGATCGCCACTGAGAACAATGGCATATTCACCTGGCAACAGGCGCGTCTTGTCGAATTTATCGAAAATGCCTTTTCGCATTTGAATTGCCATTGTTCATCCTTTCAGATCATTTCATTTTTCCGCTCTTATCGAACGTGTAAGATTTTCCACCGATAGTAAGGGTTTGATCGCATGCCATGACTCCCTCTTTATCGGGTTGCAGGTAATACCAAACATCACCCTCTTTTAGCCACCCTGTACGCATTGCACATTCTGTGCCTTGACCTGCTTTATTGAGGTAATACCATTCGCCTTTATATTTGAGCCATCCAGTACGAGCAGAACCCTCAGGCCAGTCACCATCCTTCTTAGGATTGAGGTAATACCACTTGTTATCGATCTTCTTCCAGCCTGTTTGCATGCGACAGCTCTTGTCGAAGTGATACCAATACCCGTTCACCTTCTGCCATTTGTTCTTGATCGCATACCCTTCTGAATCGAAGTAATACCAAGCATCTAGGCGAAGCCATTTCTTAACAGGCCACTTACCATTGCTTTGCATGAACCACCAGCCTTTGGGATACTCGATCCAAACACCAGTTTTCATCTTTGCCGATACTGCTTCTTTGAATTGCCTCCAAGTCTTACCATTTGCTTTGAAATAAGGAACGGGGTCGGTGTGATCGGAGCCACCCCACTTACGCGAGCACTCGTCATGTGACATCATGCGATCTATACCCCATCCACGCTTCAAAAGATAGTAAGCGCAAAAATCAACTGCGGTGTTCCAAGTCTTTCTGAACTGCTCAGCAGTCTTTCCTTCACAAATCTCGATATTTACGCCATATCTATTGCCGTTGCCGACCGCGTAAGCCAAACGCGTATCAGGTACCGTGTGATAGACAACACCTGTCCAATCGCTCACATATTGAACGGCGTATTTCCAGTCACCACGCGAGTAGAGCACACGATGATTCCAAGCCGTCGCTCCTGGATTGGCAGTCGAATGAACGAAGAGGTACTTGGGGTTAAGATCGTCGTGCCCGTTATTAACAATATCTGTAATAAGCTTCATAAACTATTCGCTCTCCTTACCGATGCCGAGAAGCTGTTTGAACGCCTCGTAAAGGCCAGTCGATGCAAGACCGCTGATAAGACCCGCAGCAACGACCGATGGCGTGATAGACATCGCATCCCATGCGCAGATGAGCACGCCGAGAACGGCAACGATTAGCGGGATGAAACGATTTGCTCGCTCATTACCGAAGTTCTTGATAACGAGACCCACTACCAGGCAGATACCTAATGTGATCGGCGATATGAATTCTGTGATAAATGACAAGTCCATTGTTTCCTCCTTAGTTCGGGTATGATTTCATTTCCAGTACGTCCTCGTAGAGGGCGGTACGTGTGCCATTACCGCCTAAGCCGTGGTAGGCGTTGTATTTGCGCTCGAATTTCAGCTTTTCGTCAGGTGACGCATAGCCCTGCTCTACGAGACGAGCATGTTCTTTATCTAACGCGTCTCCAAGAATCTCCCTAAGAGCGAAATTCTGAGCTTCTTGCATTGCCCTAAGCTCTGCGTCTTCTTTGCGCTTCTTTTCGTACTCTTCGAGATGTTTCACAAGCTCGCTGTGCTCTCCTCGAAAATCTTTTAGCTTGTGCCAGGCGTAGCCGCATACAGCTATGACTGCTGTAGATGCAATGCCTGGAAGAGCTGAGAAAAGTACATGGATGAATTCTTCCACGGTGCATCAATCCTCGAACATCCAGTCGAGCTCTAACAATTCAGTTCCGCTCAAAAGACCTATGGCTTGCTCGTATTTAAGAGTGACAAGATTGACCTCTTGCTCGATCTCTGCATAAGGGCGAAGCTCTTTGAGGAATTTAGGAAAGTTCTTGGATTCGGTAGAAAGCGCAATTTCACCTGTCCCTTTCTCTTCTTTATCGAGAACAGGACTCCCGTATTTTGCGATCAGCTCATCGCGCTTCTGCGTGTATTCGTATATTGCATCCGACATGAGTCGTGTATTGCGAGCAGCCGCATATCCAATTACATTCGTGTGACATAGATACTCCTCTAATTGCATCAAAAGCTTTTCTATTTCAAAATTTCTTAATTTCATTCTTCTTCCTTTCACAATCGCTAATAGTAGGAAACGTTTGTGAGAAGTCCATTGCGAAACTCCAACGTCGTTCCGTGAGACTTGCCGTTGGACTCTCGCCTTTCGTTGACTGTAACAAGCTCATTTTTTGCTCTAAAAAGGTGGTATTCGTTGTGTTCGTCTCGTCGTTGTACAACAGCTAAGTTTGCGCCCAGGGCTATAAAAGTATGGTCAAGCAAGAGACCGCATCGTTTTGTGCTCGCATCTACTGCTGCAAAAGAAATAAAACCTTGATCTGAACCAGTAATGCCACCTTGTAAACGACCTTGTTGTAATTGAGTGTATTGAGAACCGTGAGAAGTACGTATTTCATATGGATTGATTCTTATAATTTCGCTTTCCCCGTCGTCACCTGTGCCGCTATAGTAAATCGAAGTATCATTGATAGTGAAACCGCCGATAGTGCCTTTCTTTACTACCAATTCACCCCTATTGCTAAGCTTGGAATAAGTCGAATCCCACCAAAACTGACCTTCCTTTACATCGGCGCAAAATATAGTCTTCTGCGTATCTTTATCGCGGACACGAAGTGAGCCAGTATCGATATGGTCGGCGTTGATTCCAACGGCATAAATCGAATTAAGAATCGCGTTTCCCCACTTGTCGAAGCCGTAGTCGTAAGTCTTGCCACCATTCGTGCTAATACCCAGACCAGCTGAATTGATCTTCCAAACGAAGTCAGATTGACCAAGTGTCGGTTTGTCATGGAGCAGATACGTTACGCTCTTGTCTGACTCGATCTTCTTGGTCGAATACATACCGCTCGAATTCTCTAAATCTGCATTGAGCTTTTCAATAGCAGTTTCACGAGCTGTTTTTTCATTCTTCAGCCTATTCTTGAGGTCTTTAAGAGCCTTAGTGGCATTGCTCGAGCTACCTGAAGCATTGCGCAAAGGTGGCTCAGCGTCGCACGAATAAGCGGCATAAGCACCAACCTTATACGTCACATTGGTGAGATATCCTTTATGCACGTTTTGATAGCGGTCGGTTATCGTTACTGCATCCCCTGGTTCAACACGTGGATCACCATGACATGAGGTATCGAACGGACGAAAAGTAAGTCCTAGAATTTGATTCGACAGAGCTTCTGCAACTGCTCTAGCTTGCCCGTAAGCAATAAATGGATTGTCTTCGATCGTGAGCACGTAGTCTTTAGCGCCCACAAATACGGTCTCTCCGTCGCGACCGCTTCCCTCTTCTACTACTTCATCACAAGCTGTTACTTGAATGCCGGTTATCACAACATCGTCGGTCATTACTGTCGCGCTCGTGTAAGCGAAAACATTTACGATCTTTCCAGCATCGAATGTGCCGCCATCATATGTATCACCAGAGCTGTAATCAAGGAAATTACCGCCATACGCATCATCGCCAGACTGATACGGATTACCATCATCGAACTCTTCACCATCAAGCCAGTCCTCAGCATCGAACACAGATGAGTCGTACCAAGACAGTTCTAGCTTGTCCTCGTTCGTGATGCGAACGTAGTTACCAGTAGCCTGCGCGATATACGACAGCGCATCTCTGCATGTCATGTCGTCCTTCTCAGGCGTTTGCAATATAAGATCATGATTCGCGAACTGCCTATACAACAACGGAATACCGCAGCGTTCGCAAATATCCGACACTACAGAACCTGCCTGTGCTGGATACACAATGCTAAGATCGCCGAATGGAACATCGAATTTGACCATTGAATCTACCGCAGAGATGCCAATGGTCGCGCTATAGGCCGATGGTTGCTCGATCCAATACGCGCCTTTGCGCAGCCACTCGATGCTGCCATCTGCGAGATCGAAGCCGATAAATGGCTCAATCTTCGCATCAGTGAAATCGAACTCATCGAATTTCCGCTCGAAGTTATTGAGTGTACAAGTAAACGAACCCGTGATCGCCGCACCGATGTCAAAAGAACCTGTGGAAGAGGTGCCATGAGAGAATGTGAAGTTATCGCTCACGAAATCATCGCCGCTAAGTTGATGCACTGAACCATCAGCAAGCGTGAGCGTTGCTTTAACGCAAGGTATCGCACCTTCTTGTGCCAACAATCTGTATTCAAACGACGTGCTTAACATTTATACCTCGATGATGTCGAATGACAACGTTGCGAAACGCGTACCTTTTTTCTTCAGCTGAAACCATTTGACCGGAGCTGTTCTGTCACCCGCATAAAACCTACGTGTGATGAATTGACCATCCATCGCATCCCAATAGCGAACGTAAAAGTATTCAGGATTGAACGCTTTCAATATCGTCGATATTTGAGCGTCGGTGAGCATGACCCAAGTGATCTGCAACTTGCGCTTTTGTGACGTGCGCATCTTATACATCGGGTTTCCTGCCGCAAGCGTGCGGCCTGCATCAGATGATGAGATGTCTTGCAGTCCCCAAGTAAGCGATTGTGGATCTGGATGAATCTCGACCAAACTATTAACGCTTGGTCCTACCGAGAGCATTGCCGTCATGAGCATCACACTCCAAAAGAGGGAGCAAGCCCTCGACTCTGTAGTGTTTTGACATTCTTGATTGTCTTGCGAGCAAGCACTTCCCCATCGAGATTGATGGTCAGTTCAATAGGACGGTCTGATTCTCCACCGCCACCTGTTACTGCGTGCGCCTGAATAACAGCGTTATACACACCAGCTTCGATGCCTTCAACGATCTGATTATTGTTTGCAACAGTAGTATGACTGCCCATCTTACCGACCATCTCAGGACCACTCTCACGAGCGACGAAAAGCTGCCCTGCATTGATGCCGTAACGTCCTTCGGCGAGATAAGGAATCTGAGGAACATTGAGCCATTGCAAGCCACCAAACGGACGCATACCAAGCACCTCAAAGCCTTTGATCTTCGAAATGATTTGGTTGATGCCGCCGAATATCCAATGCAAAATACGGTTAATACCTTGAAACACGCTATTGACGATGCTTTTGAAAGCTCCCCATAACGACGATGCCACACCTCCGAAGAAGCCTCCTACAGCACTGAATATCGAAGAAATCTTGTTCCAAGCATTTTGCGCAAAAGAGACTACACCGTTCCACAAGCCTGAGAAGAACTTCGATATGGGCTGAATGATCGTGTTATTGAACCACGATGCTGCAGCGTTCCAAGCGCCGCTTATAACGCTCCAAGCAGTTTTAGCTATCGTTGAAATGACATTCCAGGCTGTTGTGAAGAAATTAACGAGCGGAGTGATTATCGTGTCATTGAACCAGGTTGAAGCAATCTCCCAAGCTGCTTGAATGATCATCCAGCAACCTTGGGCAATAACAGCAATGTTGTTGAATACGGGTTCGATGAAAGCCCACACTGCACTGAAAATTCCTGTGAAGAAATCAATCGCAGGAGCGAAGAAATCGCAAATAGCTTGCCAGGCATCACCTGCTGCAGTAGTTATTCCTTCCCACAAACCCGAGAAGAAGCTCGCCACAGGTTGAATGACATTGGTATTGAACCACTCGCCAATACCAGCGAAGAATGCACAGATCGCATCCCAGTTACTGTATATTGCTGCACCAATCGCCACCAGCGCGCCGACGACTGCAGCAATGATGAGCGGAATGGGACCACCGATAAGCGCTGAGAGAGCAAGACCGATAAGTCCGATGCCAGCAACGATCAAAGCGACATTAGCAGGAGTAGGTCCGTTCTCAATAAAATCCTTGAAGCCTAGTACTACAGCAGCGATACCACCGGCGAGCAACACGAACGGCGCAATAGCCATCGAAACAGAAGTGCTGAGAGCCATCAAAACGCCGAAAACAAGACCGAGGCCTGCTAAGAACAGTGCGACATTGGCTGGTGTAGGCCCTTGGTCTAGCATGTCCTTGAACGCAATAACAACCATCGCAACGCCACCGACTATCGCAGCAAGCGCCGCTAAAAACGGTTGACCCATCAGAGCAAAACCACCGATAACAGCAGAGATTCCTGCAATCATGCCGATTACATTGCTGAAGTCCACCCCGTTGTTCCACGCGTCGAATGCCTCTGTGACGAACAGCACAGCACCAGCAACCGTCATAACGATTCCGAATAGTTTCTTTCCCTGCTCCCCTAAACTGGATGCGATTTTCCATGCGGCAAGACCAGATGCAACAGCACCGATATAAGGTAAGAGCTTCACCATACCCTGAGCCATCTCATCGGTCATAGCACTGAGATTGTCTTTCAAGCCTGCTAGGAAATCGTATTGCTCGAGAGGTATATCGAGACCTCCACCACCTGCGCCAGCTCCGCCTGTGCCTGTGCCTGAACCTGAGCCTGAATTGTTCTCAGGGGTATCATTGAGCTTATTCAGCTCGTCGAAGCCCATAACGGTGTTCTTGTACTCCTGGGCACTCTTTTTCGCTTTCTTGGCGCTCTTATCGGCATTGTCGAGCGAGTCTGCAAGCGCATCAGTACCGCCAGTAGAGATTCCGCTCGTATCGAGCGTTGAATAATCGACCTCGAATTTGAGATCCCATCCGAAAATCGACGCGATCGACTCGGCGCAAAAACGAATCGCTTTGGTGAAAGCGATCACGTACGGCAATACCGCATTGAGCATCGGAATGAACAAATTGCCGATAGCTCGTGCAGCAAGAACGATCTGCGATTTGAGCACACGTAATTGATTTGCAGGCGACATGATAGTACGAGCCATATCCCCGTGCGTTTGTGTGACCTGGGTCATAATAAGGTGATAACGCAACCCAACCTTCTCGGCCTGCGTCATGCTCTGCACACTCTTGTCGATACCGAGCTTAGTAGCTTCTAACTGCATACGAGCATTCGACAAGTCCCAACCAAGACGGCGTAGTGGCTCAAGCTCTCCTGCAATGCCTGACTGGATCTTGAGCATCGCTGTGTCAACATCTAGGTTATAGAACGACGCGATATCGTATCCAAGCTGGGTCATTTGTTGAGACATGATCGCTGCACGATCTGCTGTTTCGCCCATACCAGTCATAAGCGTTTGAAAAACACCTTGATTTCGTGCCCATTCTCCGAAGTCAATTCCAAGCGCATCTTGAATCTTCATGCCATATTCGGTAGCAGCTTGGGTGTACTTGCCCATGGACGCTTCGAACAAGTTCATGTTCTCGATATAGCTATTTACATTGCCGATGGTTGCATCAAATACACCCGTGAAACCAGCGAAGCTTAACAAGCCTGTTGTTGCGCTTCTGGTCCACAAACCGAACCCGCTAGCAACAGAACCAATCGATGTTCCAAGTCGACTATTCGATTTTTCAAGCGCTTTATTTGACTCGCTCAAATAGCGATTGCTTGCCGCTACAGATCGAGCAGCCGTGCCAGCGGTCTGCATCGATCTTGGAAGCGATTTATATGCCGATGCCAACCTGCTGATGTTGATTGCAAGAGGTGCGATCTTCCTGTTAAGGTCTCCGATCTGCGTAGCTAGAGCAGACATGTTCAGTTTTTCGTATTCTTTGAATACAACTGGAAGCTGTTGCAGATTGTTTACCGTGCTTTTAGACAGACTCACACCTTTTAAGCCGCTAAAAGCAGTGCTTATATTCCTAAGCTTGGCGACAGATCCTGCCGGTATCATTTCCAACGCATCTGCGATACCTTTTAGGTTCTTGGATAACGTGCTGCTAACCTTGACACCTGACAAATCTTTAAGACCTGACAGGTTTACCTTGGAGAGCGCACTATTGAGTAAATTGATCGTATGATTGAAAGAAATAAGCTTTGGGCAAGTTGTGCCAAGCTTCGTCTCTAGGTTGCCGAGCTTATTCACAAGAGCGGTAAGGCTATTTACTGCTCTGTCAGTAGTGCTCGATACTTCGATAGACAAGCTATCGATGCTACCGTCAGCCATGATACGCTCCCTTCATTTCGCTTGAAGAAAGCGGAACCTCTTCGCTTATGTTCCCTCTTTGATGCTCTGGTTGATATCGACAACCCTTGCGCCGAACTTTGCGAGCATCTTTTCCATCTGAACCTTTTCTTTTTCTTCTTCGATTTCCTTGCGTCTTTCAGGTGACGAGAAAATAGGTTCTGATGGGTAGTCGTGTTCGACACCTTTGCCGAACTCCCTGAAAGCCGGTGAGGCTGCAACTAGCGCTTCTAAGACATAGACACCTTGTCGCCATTCGTCATAGAGCTTGTTATCCCTGCGAATCTTCATCGCCTCGCGATACGATTCAGCAAGTCGCGCATCACCGTGCCAAAATTCTTCTGCACTCATACCTATCGCTAGGTAATCGGGCAGCACCTTCCAAAACACTTCCTCTACAGAAGTATGTTTAGTGTTGCTGAAAGGCTCTAAAGAACCTTCCAGCTCTGCGCTTTTCCCTCTTCGGGATCATCCATCAAGGTAGAAACCGTTTCGGCATACATACCCGTAAGCGCCTCGAACAGCTTGTCTTTGTTCTCCATCGCCGCAAACAATCTCTTCACTTTACCTGGCTTGATCTTTTGATGATGTTTCAAGAATGCCGCGTGAAAAAGCGCCGGAAAATACGTGACCTTACCGTTGAGTATTTCAGTGAGCGAAATACCCAATGATCGTTCTGCGATCTCAGCGCTTCGCCGATCGAACTCAAGAGTGTAGGTCGATCCGTTATTTTCAAATTCAATCTTGCTCATTTGCGAAACCTCTTTCCTTTATCATTACTACGCTTCGTCTGCTACGTCTCGGATCTCTGAACTAAGCGCGAACGAAATACCCATGTCAACTGCCGAAGAAACGCCAGCGCCCTTTACGTAGGCGGTAAGCTCTGCTTCGAACTCAAACTTGCCCCAAGATCCGTCAGGGGTGAGCACACCTGCCGTTTCAGTGCCGCCGAACCAAACAGCATATGTTTCAGTTTTGCCTTCAAGCGCTTTGCACTTTGCATAATCGCTCTTGTCGTAGTTCGCCGTGAACTCAAGAGCGCCAGGATCGAGAATGTCTGGCAAACCTACCTTTTGCTTATGCGAAAGCGTTGTAGTATCGACTACATCAGGTGCACTTCCGAGATCGGGAAACTCCTTGATGTCGATAAGCTTTTCGAACGTATTCCCCGTGGTCTTGTGCATGAGGAACGTTTTATAAGATGTGTGGGCCATGATTACCTCCCAAAAAAGACGTTGTTCTTATTCACATTTCCTGTGAAACGCGCCGTCATGCGATAGATCGTCGGGTCGGCTACGTTATCCGTAGGGCGCGAGAAGACCCGATTGAAATTCAAAAAGCGCAAGCGGTCATTAACAATCGCGATTATTTGCTTGCACTCCGTTTTGCCTTTTGATTCGGAATTGCTATACACATCGATCGTGTAAGTGAGCGTTGCGGCATTCTCATCGCCAGATGAGTCATTCCTGGTTTCATCCTCGACATTTGTCGTTTCGATGATCGACACTGCTGGGAATTGAGCAGGTACTTCAACGTGCTCAGATGAAACAAACGCATCTGGGAAATCGGCGTATATTCGTTTAGCGAGATCGCTATAAATATCAATCTCCACATCGATCATGCGCTAAACACCTCTTTCGCTATCTTCAATACGTTTCTTCTCATTTCCGCACCAGATTGAGCCATGAAGCCCTGTGGCTTCTGACCGCTCGTGATGCGCCACCTGGACTGCTTCTCGTCGAAATAGACCCATGAACCATCGGGGTTCACATGAGAACTTCTACTGCCTGGGGATCCCGCCCAGGCTGGCTTATCACCTGGATAAGACCCACCCGCGCCGACCACACCTGTTCCGAACTCGACATACGCCGCATATCCGCAATCAGCAATCACCAAGTAATCTCGATCGCCTCTACGCTTGTACGAAATGCTCGAACGAAGCTCGCCGCTCTCGTCGTGGTCGATGCTGGTAACAGCAGCCTCAACACCGATTTCAGCAAGCCTTCTACACAGTTCGTCTGCTCGAGCTTTTAAGCTGTCGCGATAATTCGTAATCGCTTCTCTCAATTTCAAAACCGAAGAAACCGAAAGATCAGCTTGTAACTTCACTTCGTCACATCAACTTTCTTAGCGGCGATGATTGTGTAATCGCCTTGCCTTACAACGCGTGTCACGACATAGTCATGAGGCTGAGCCGTTTTGTTCTCGATCCAAAGAACGTCAGATTCGCAAACTTTGAAATCATGATCATCGACAGTAAGCGTTCGGTCATAATCGACTTTTTGTCCGAAATAATCGTTTTGCGCGTTGCCTCGATCTGCTGAAACCGTTGGGAAGAACTCATCAGGCCCACTTCTTACAACCTCGTTGCGTCCTGTAAACCTGCCTTGTTCATCCTTGACTGGTGTAGTTTCAACAAACCGCGCAATATGAACGCTTCTGCGATCTCGGTCTAAGCACCTCATTGTGGTACTCCTACGTGAGAGATCATTCCTCTGAAGTAGCTCGAAGGAATGCCGGCAGATTCATATCCTCTGCTCACACCGCTTTCGCTATGCGATACCTCACCTTCCGAACCGCGACGATTGACGAGGTAAACGGCAATCTCAACGGTTTGTGCGTGATGCTTCTCAGGTACGTTTTCCCACTTCATATCTGCATATGGGAACAGTTTACGAACGACAGCTCCCTTAGCGATTTCAAGATAGTGAGGCACAAACTCATCGAAACGCGTGTCTGCAACAAGAGCTTTGACCGCAGTTGCCATTTCCTCGTCAGTCATCGCTAGCTCCTATCGGATGCCTGGAGTGATGAGCTTACCGATCGGAATTGCGCGAGCATCCGAGTAAGCCATGCCCCAGTTGGTCTTGTTTGCGATCTGGGCATCGGTAGGAGAGTCGGTGTACGAAGAGGTAGGCTTCTTGAAAGAGAAACCATCGGGGTGAATGGTCTCACGAAGACGATTCACGATGAAATCCTCGCCGCCATTCTTCAACGCATCGCGTCCGACCTCAAATGGATTTTGAACTGGAGCCGAACCGTGGCGCAGCGCACCTTTGGCAAACAGATACGTGTTATACATCGCAGGCTTCGCCTCTACAGCAGGCGTTTCGCCCTTTGCAGGTTCGCCGGGCACAGCAGCAGTACCACCTACACCATCCCAAACCACGGTAGGAATGCCGTTGATCTCGAAAATGTTAAGTTCGCGGGTAATGCCATTCGGATCGGTGTACTTCAAATACTCGACGCGCTGCTTATCCTCGAAGAACTGAGAAACCGAAGAGTGCATAACGGCAAGTCCAATGCAGCTCTTCTTATCGCCGAACATCATCTGCGCAGAGTCAGACAGTGCGCAATCGGTAAGCTCGTCCATGGTCACAACATGATCGGACATTCCGCTCAACTGCAGGCCAGCATCAGTGATCGAGAGCATCGTCTTTTGGCGATATGCGTGCCAATAGCGACCCGTACGCGAACCCATGGCCTGCATAGGATTAAATGCAGTGAAATCAGAAGCGAACTGACGCGCTCCCCAAGCCTTTGCGCGACCGAACACAACGCCCGTTTGCGATCCACCAGAGAGCGAATCAACGGTAATGTCGGTTCGACCGTCATAGTTCACGGGTGCGGAATCGTAATCGAGAAGACCATAGAACGGGATCGTATAGAGATCACCACCGTTCTTGATCAACTCATTGATGTACGAGTCCTCGACCATTACGCCCGACTGGATGAATGCTTCGTTGAGAAGGTCTGGCTCTTCCTGAACGTACATGCCGAAAATCTCAGCATCGAAGGGAACGGACATGTTCCCCAAAGTAAGTGTTTCTGCCATAACTTATTAGCCTTCCCGTAACTGTGAGAGGATGTCGGGATTCGATTCCTTCATCGCGAGCTGATCCTTGTAAGGCATCTTCAAGAACTCCGATTTCTTCATAGAGATCGAGCCTCCATTACCGGCAGGATCACCGAGCTTCGGATTCGCTTTGAGCAGAGCGTCTTTTGTCTCCTTCTCGACCGCTTCGCGTTGTTTAGTGACCGTATCGACGATGCGCTGAGCGTTAGCCTTAGTAACGTCGCCATCTGCGTTCGAGACCTGCTTTACAAGCTCTTCGATCTCATCTGCGTCGAAGCACCCTGCTCCAACGAAGATCGCCTGTGCTTCAAGCTGGTTCTTTCGAAGATTGAACTCAGCCTCGCGCTCTTCAGCGGCCTTTTCACGTGCTGCGATGCGCTCTTCTGCACTCATCCCCTCTTGAAGCTGCTCTTTGGTCTTCTCAAGCTCGGCTTTAAGACCTGCTTCGCTCACCTTGGCGGCTTCAAGTGCTTCTTGCACCTTTGAACGCTCGCCGTTAGATTTCTCGAGCTGCTTCTTCAGCGGGTTAATCTCTTCTCCGATCTTGTTCAAGATCGAGTCGATCTCTTCCTCGCTTGCGTTAGGGAAAATCTCCTTAACATCTTCTCGTTTCATTTGCTTCCACCTTCCGTTACGCCGATTGGTAACGCGGTCGGCACCGCTCGGTCAGTTCGTTTGCTACTTGACGCTGTAGCCGCTATGCAATCGCAGCATTCGCTGCGTTATCACCTTGTGGTTCAGGAACACCCGCTTGTGAGCCGATGGATTTTGGCTCTATAGGCGCAGGCTCTGGTAAAACAGGCGCATTCGATCTTTGCTCGTCCATGTATTGCTTGGATTGCAGATAAGCCGCTTCTGGGTCTGTGAAAAGACCGCACGCCTGGAATGCAAGCTGCGGGTGAATCTTGTCGCAGGTGAGCATCGTAGTGAGAACTTGGCTCTTGACCAGAATGTTCTCGTAATTGCGCCGATTGAACGTAAGCTCGATATCTCGAATACGAAGCGAAAGATCGATCTCCTTCGCCTGCTTGCAGATGTTCAAGATCACTCTCAAGAAATTGCGCTCTGCACGTTTGAACTGCAGCTCATAGGATTTGGCGTGCGATTCAGCGAGTGTCCAACCATCGCGCAAAAGAACCGCTGCTCCCGTGTCCGAAGTGGATCCACCTTGACCATTGCGATTCGGCATGCCGCAGATATTCACGATCGCCTGATAAAGGTCCTCTTTCGTTACCTGCGTGCTCGTTTGATCGAGATCGTTCTTGATGACATCTACTTCTGCCTTGCCTTGAGCATCGTCGGTACTCGTGACCTGCACTGCACCGAGCTGAAGCATCGCGACGAATTCCTCTTCAGTAACCGCGCAATTTACGAACTTCATGAGTGCTTGAATGGTCTGCTCGATACCATCAAGCCTGTTGGATTCGACTGCGTTGATAGCGTCGAGCAGTGGCAACACTGGCTCGAATACGCCCATGCGAGCGTTATTCAGCCTATATTCGACGATAGGAATAGCGTTGTAGGTGTGAGCTTCACCAGCGCCTTCGCCGTTACTGATGTTGTTATCTACGATTCTGAAGAACTTGTCTTTGGTAAAGCAGCTATAGGTTGTCTTATCACTGTGCACATCCTTACCGATCCACACTGCCATGATCGGCTTGTGATGATGTGCGCTCGAATAGACAACGTAGGTGATGCGAGGATCAAGCGTATAAATCTCAAAAGGAGCGCCGCCATCTTCGATATCCTCGGCTTCATCCGCTTCTGCCATACGATACCCAAGACCACCGGCGCACATCCACTCGAACAGATCGCGATCGCAACTATCCTTGTCCTCGGCGAACATGAGCGTGTTAAGCTCGTTCACATCATTGAGACGAGGGTTCTCGCCACCCTCCTTCTGCTCTTCCCCTTCATAAGTTCGACAGGTATATTGCAGAGGTTCTGCAAGCTGATAACCGATCTTGAACATCACGATCTCTTGAGCGTGATTCTCGACGATCTTGTTGCAGATTTCAGGGCGTACATCCTTCGTGCGACCCAAGATCGGCTGAACGCCTTTGTAGTAATTCCACAGATAATCGATCTGTGCGAAATTTAACTTAGCTGCAGGCAATGTGAAATTGAGAGCATCGACGACATTCGTTTCATCGATCTGCTCGTAATCGGCATAGATGACCGTGCGACCATTGAAGTGCGGACGATTGTCACCCGCATCTGATTTGATTACAGGTGTATCGATCTCAGTTTGAGATTCGCCTACGTTCTGCTCTGTCGCTACGGTATCGGTCAACGCATAAGCCTTTCGATTGGTTTATGCGGCTTGCTCTGGATGGCGAAGGAGGGATATTCGCTTGTCGACTCAACGACAGCACCCAGAGCGTTGCCACAAGGCGAAGAGGTTCCGCCGAGACCGATACTCGCTGTTCAAACGTGCTAAAACAACGAATTCCGCTTTAATCCGCTTTGATACGCTTTAATCCGCAATAATCCGTTTTAATACGCAATCGAATGACTACCACGGGCGCTTGACTGCCTTTACGCGCGTGGCGCTCATCGAAGTGGCGAGGCGCTTGAGCATGCTGAGCGAATCAGGAGCGTCATCATGCTTGTTCTTTCCTTCTGTCGTGTAATGCGTGAGCATCGACATGAAGCGCTTCATGTCTTGCGAGGCGATCTCTTTCGGAAATACGACATGCTCTTTGATCCACATCGAATCGACCAAAATGCGCGTCTCTTTATTCTCGTTCGAATACTTCTTTCGAATGTCGATCGAATGGCCTGCTAGCTTGCATGCTTTCTTCGTGTCATCAGCAATGCGCCCACCAACATTATTTGACTCGAAACGCGCGATACCCACATTATTGCGAATGAGCGCATTTGCGATCTTTGGCTCTACAACTTCGGGCAAGCTGTTATCGCAAACAACATCAACTAAGTAGTAATCATTGTCATAGATTTCAACGATGGGCAAAGCGGCGTAGTCCTTGCCCTTGTCTTTCGTGTCGCACGCGGCGATCGTCCCGTCTGGCTCGCGATCGGGAAGCTTGTCGTAATAACGCAAATTCTCACGAGCGAACATGAGACCGCCGATATAACGTGGCGCGCCCATATACTTCGCCCACCACGAATCCTCTTCACCTGCTTCGACAAGCGATTCGCGCATGTCCTCGTAATACTCGGTGGAGAAACCAAGACCGTGTAGATAGACGAAATTCGACTCACCGTTCTCATTAAGAGCAGGCATGACCGTGAACCGATACCTAGGATTGTCTTCATACTGCTCTTCGATGCGCCCGATCGGGTCATTCGGAACCCACCTGGTAGCTACGAAGAGCTGCTTCGCTCCGTCGTTCATGCGGTCTTTTAGCTGATTGAGATAGGTCTGATAGAGCTTATCCATTCGCTCTGATGACAATGCTTCTTCACGGTCGGATACGAGATCGTCGGCATACAATAAAGCGTCTTTACCTACCTCGACCGCGCCGGTCAAAGTGCCATCAGCAGATCGACATGTCAGGGTAGGAAACCTGCTCTTACGCATAAGATTGATGGTCTCATCAGCCATAGAACTAGCGACCAACACAGCATCAGGAAACACCTCGTTGAAACGATATGTGTAATTATCCGAAATGATAGAGAGCGCTTCTACATGGAAGCCTTTGGTGAGCTTATCTGAATGACCCGTCATAAGATTCGCTGCAAGCGGATTATTACCCATTTCGAACGTGAGGAAGAAGATGCAGAGCGTAGATTTGCCGACACGTGGTGGCATCGAGATAGACAAGAAATCTAACTTTCCGTCATGAAGATCCTGAAGATCGTGCACTACTTTGATGAGAACATGCCTGCGCGGTCTGTAGAACTGCTTCTCTGGATCGCGATTCCATTCCATGAAGAGCATGTAAGAATCGAAATCATCAGACGCAAAGAGCTTCAATATACTTTCGATAAAGGACATGAATCTTCTAGCGGTAGCAAGGTCTGTTCCGAAACTGCCTACTTTTGATTCTGCTGTTTCTCGAAGCGTTCTCGCATAAGCACGTGCTTCGAATGGGTGGTCTTTTTTGAATTTTGGAAAAATTGAAAGAGCATCTTCGAATGGCTCTGGTGTGGTCGCATTTTCAGCGACTAATTGAATCTCATCGAGAATGATCTGAGTGTCCAAACAGAACACCTCCGTAAATAAGAAAAGGTCTCGTCTTCAGCGACGAAACCTCTTCTCAAACGGTGCCTGCTATGTCCCTCTCAGCTACCGAACTTTGGTTTAATTATATGGCATGGTGGTTTTTGCCGCTGCGATCGGGTAGCAGGTTCTTCGATTCCACCAACGTTAGGTCCTACTTCTGCCCAAGACTCCTTAGGAGCTAAGATCGTTTGAAAATACCCGCAACCATCGCACTCTTCGTACATCGCGTTTGGATTGAGGGTAGGTCTTAGCACCAACAGATGCTTCGCGCATTCGGGGCACAATCGCTTCCGCTTATCAAGCCATTCGAAATAAGGATTAAGCAACTTTCACCCTCCCCTCTTTCTTAATGTTGCGCCAAGTGCCCTCTGACACGCCGAGCCTGTGCGCAGCCTCTTTGTTAGTTATTTGATTCTGCTCTACAAGATGATAAAGCTCGACATACTTTTCTTCGTCAATAATGACTTTCGGACGACCCTCTCGATACCCTGGTTTCTGCTTTGCTACTGCTTTACCATCGGCTAGACGCTCAACGATCATGTCGCGATCGAATTCAGCCATGGCAAACATGACGGTCAGCATCATACGCCCAACAGGTGTGTTCTCTACGAGGCCCATGTTGAGCACACGAACAGACACCCCTCGGTCAACAAGATTGCGTACCGCAATGCAACCATCGATCGCTGTTCGCGCGATACGATCGAGCTTAGCCACAACAAGCGTGTCACCTTCGATAAGAAGAGAGCATAGCTCATCCCAGGCAGGCCTGTTCATCTTCGTCCCAGTGAATACATCCTCGAAGATTCGTTGCGATCCTGCTTCTTCTAATTTTTTGCGTTGAACTTCAAGCCCGAAGCCGTCTTCTTGCGACTTGCTCGAAACTCGTGCGTAACCATAAATCATCGCTATCACCTTACTCGAAATAGAGCTTTTAGCCTTTTCGCGATTTATTAGGTTTAGCCTCGAATTCGAAATCGCTATCGACGACGATCGATCCATTCGGAAGACGAGCGTCTTTCGGAACAATGACAAGATCGTAGCCAAGCTCATTCAATACAGCTGCGACGAAATCAACCTTTGGTGTCGAGTCATCTATCAAACGTCGACTGAAAACCTGAGGATTTGGGAACCCGAGCGAGTTTCCGATGCCAGATTGCGTTCGTGGGCTTTCGGCGATAAGATCCTTCAATTTCTTGTTCACATTCATTGTTTCCTCCTTCGATGCGGTCTATTTTACTGATAATCAAGATTGTTGTCAACAGTTTTGATTATATGGAATATCTTTTTAATTTTTTCAGCTACTTATTGCACTTACCACGCGCGCTCACATTAAACCTATTTACTGCCCGGGGTGCCTGATCTGCCAGGTATTGCGGCCGATCTAGAACAACAAAAACTTGAAAGAATTTGCGCCCATTATTTCGCAAAATAAAATAATCAAAATTGTTTCATTATCCTATTGAACTTTAATCAATTTTGTTTATAATATAGATATAATCAAAAATGATTATATGATGAACCTTGAAAACCGCATAGAACCACAACTAGAAAGGATCTGAAATGAAACTATATGACATTGCGCTAAGCATAGGCCACACAGTGGGAACAACACCGACCCATACGCACCAACAAGTAATAGCCAAAGCGTGCGAGGTGTTGAATCTTAACAGCTATAGCGCTTGGGAGATCAACGGAATGTATAACGGGCTCCCGGAAAGCTCCACACGAATGGAGATCAACGCGCTTACAGAAACCGAAGCAAACGAGCTGCTTAACAATCTTGAAGAGCTTGCATACAAGCTAGAGCAGGAAAGCATAGCGGCAACAAAACGCGAATGCGAAAGCGTCCTTTATTTCGGCAAAGAATACGTTGAACGCATCAAGAAGCAGGCTTAAACAAAAACGCCCCCGCTCATGGACGAACAACAGCGGGGGCACTATCCGAAGACAAGAAAGAGGGTAACACAAATGAATGAACGAGTGAAATACGCAAAAATCGCAATTGAAAACACAAGAGAAGCTTATGAATTCGTCGAATTTGCCGCTTATGTGCCAAAGACAGCAGATAGCTATCTGAAATTTCAGCTTCTCAATTTTCAAGACTTCATGACAACTTGCAAACTGAAAATCCAAAACTGCTTCTTATGGTGTCCGATCGGTGAGGACGACATCACAACCGCTTTCGCTATGTGCGTAAACGAAGCACTGGAAGAGAACTAGAGGTGATCGACATGAAAAGAACCGAACCTTTTACAATCAAAGGACATTTAACCGCTCTTAACGGAACCCCTAAATCAATGCGCGGCGATGAGTGGACGCTTGCGCCAGGTAAAGGGATTTCCGTAGCGGAATACAAGCAGAAGCCCGCGACAAGATCAAACAAATGACCACGTGATACAATGAAGCCCCTACTCTTGGGACTTCACCTTTAGGAGTGATCGAAATGACCAAATACACCGTAAAATCCCAATTGAAAAAAGAAATAGGAGAATTCAACGCAGAAATGCGCGAAAGCATGATCAGCAAACACGGATCCGTAGCCAAAGCGTGGCTATACGTCTTCGCTGGTATTTTCAAATGGGTAGCTCTGATCTTCGCCGCTTTCATCGCGGCAATCTTGAATATGGCACGCAAAAGCTAAGTATATGAAACGAGGAAACAACATGAAACTACAAGAAGCTGAAGAATACGCGAAAAATGCAAATATAAACGCCGTAGCGGCATTCATTCAAGAAAGCGCCGATGAATACGACCGAATAAGCATTCAGATATTGAAAGAAACACTACTTCAAGCGTATATCGACCAAAACAGAGACATATAAATGAATCGCTATATCTTCTCAGACATTGACCGAATAACGAATCTATAAGAATTGAGCCCTGGTTTAATTGCCGGGGCTTTTCTTATTCCATGCTAGAACACTAACCCGCTTAGTGCGGGTTTTCTTATGTTCTATTAGCTATTCTAACGCTTTTCTAGGTGCTATTTTATGATTTTGCTAGTACCTATAGCACTTTCGCTAAAACGTGACCTTAGATTCGATGCTAGATACCTTAGAATCGATTTTTCGACCTATCAGTAGGCAACTAATCACCACTAGCGACATAATAAACGCCAAAAACGCAAGAAAGCCCCACCCGATCACGCCACAATGAGCGCGAATCGAGCGGGGCTTTTCTTATGCCCTGGGTCAGGTGTACAGGATCGCTTCTGCGAAGGCTTCGAGTGAAGACATAGTCGAAAGTCGAAAGTCGAAAGTCGAAAGTCGAAAGTCGAAAGTCGATTACTCGATCACTTCGATCTCCTCTGGTTCGCCCAAAGTCGGAGCTGGCTGTCCGAGCCGTGCGGCGTATTTCGCCATCACCTCATCTGGTTCTGGCAGCGCCGGTTTAGCGTCGACACGAACCTGGACTTGCTCGGTCTGATCCTTATAGCCGAAGTGGTTCTTCGCCAGGAATATCCACTTCACGGGATTGCCCTTCTCTTCGATCAGTGAGCTTTCCCAAATAACTGCCAAAAAGTCGTAACATTTTTTTAGCGTAGACCTGCTTTCTGGTGTAAGTATTCCGCCTCTAAAGTTGTCATACTTCGGAACATTGTTCACAATCCCCCAAAAAGCTTGTCTATCCATTCCGAACACAGAAGCAAGCGATTGGACCATCGGACGCATCTCGTGCTTATCGCACATTTCCAAAAACTCAGTGAACGCCCTTTCGATATCCTCAGGGTCGCTAAGATCGGGATTCTCGATCTTCAGGATATCGATACCGAATCTGATCACTTTCGAATTGGTCTTACCATCAACATTCGACCCAGCGAGAAAGTCAGAACCAGCGTTCTTCCTACCGCTCCCTTTTCCTCCCAATAGAATCACCTCGATTTATCAAGAGTGCTGAAAGTACAAAAAATTGCTATACCTCTTTATATATAATTATTTATTATTAACTATCTCATCTAATTTACTTCTTATAATACTTTCTTCTCTACTACCATTAGTAGTTAATCTAATTAATGGTATATTATATTTAGATAGTATATTATTCTTTAATATATCTCTTTCTTTTTGTTTATTATCTTCTTTGTGGTATTTATATCCATCTACTTCTATTGCTAGTAATGGTATTTTACTTATTTTATTATATATTAAAAAATCTATATGAGTATTATGATGAGAAGCATATTTTCTTTCTTCTTCTTTTAATAATGTTTTATCTTTTATTAATATATTTACGGGATATCTAAAGGTAAATGTTAAATCTTTATAATCTTCTAATACTTTATTTAGTAAATGATACATGATATTTTCTGAATCATAGTTTGATATCTTTTTATGTTTTTTAAAATAATATAATCTTTCTTTTTCATATTGTTTATATAATAAATCAAATACTGAATATATATTACTTTCTTCTACTTCCATATTTATATATTTGGTATAATCTATAAAATCTTTTATATTTTGATTCTTTATATTATTTCCTGTTACTATGAATATTAATTCTTTCTTTGCTCTAGATATAGCTACATTTAAGATATTAGAGTCCGCTACAAAGTCTGATATTTCATCATCTACTGTTGATATTATTATGGCATCTTTTTCTCTACCTTGAAACTTATGAACTGTACTTACTTCTATATCTTGAATATTTTGTTTTATTAAATCTACTTGATTATTATATGGGGCTATTATTCCTATATCATTAGTTTTTAGCTTTGGTAGTATTTCTTTTATTATATCTAATTGTCTTTGGCTTGTATTATCTCTTTTATGATTTCCTTTATTGGTTTTTATTACTTTTATAATATCTTGTTCATCTTTATCTTCAGTCATTATTACTAGTTCATTATTATAGAACTTTTTATTACAGAAGTTTATTATTTTAGGATGACATCTATAGTGTTCTTTTAACATTACTTTTGGTACTTCTTCTATGATATTTTTGATACTACTTAAGAAACTATTTAATGAATAACTATAACCATTATCTATATTGTATTCTTTGAATATTTTTTCTGTCTTTTCTTTTATTATATCTGGTACGACATTTGGTAGTTGTTTTTCGTCTCCTATTACAACGGCGTATTTAGCGGATGATAATGCTAATAGGCCTGTTACAACATCTATTTGGCTTGATTCATCCATTATTATATAATCAAACTTGAAATCTTCTTTGAAGGTATTTCTTGATGAGTAGGTTGTACTTAGAATAACTGGATAGTCTTTTATAAAATTAGTGCTATCTTTTTTTATTTCTTGATATGTATATTTTTTTCTTGGTTCTTTATATTTTTGTGATAGGTATTTTTTTAGATAAGTCATTGATGAGTTTATAAAGGCTGTTTCTATATATTTATTTTTTTCTACAAATGTCTGTTCTTTGGTTATTAGTTCTTCTAATGATTTTATTTGTGTTTGGTATAGACTATTTTGAATGGTATTTATTATTATTTCAAAATTGTTTTTATAGAATGAGAAGTCTCCTATTTGGTATATGAATATATATTTTAATTTATTTAATAGTGTTAATTTATCGATGTTTAATAATTCATTCCATAATTTTTGTAAGTTATTTGTATTTATTCTTGTTAGTTCTATAAGATTAATATTCTGATTTTTTATGTATTCTTTAAAGTATTTGTATTCCAGTGTTATGTCATTTTTATTTTGAGTTAGTATAGCTATATTTTGTCTACTGGTATAGATTTGTTTTACTATGCTATTGTTATTTTTTATTACATTGGTTATATCTTCAATATTTATATTTTCATACTCTTTAAACGATGGAATGTTATCTGTTTGGTTTTCTATAAAATTATTTTTATTGGCACTTTTTCCTAAGAGTGCTTCAAAGAAGTCTAGATTGTATTTTTTTAATTTTTCTTCGATGTTTTCGATAGCAGCATTATTATTTGACACTACTTGACAATTCATATTTCTTATTAGTATATTGGCTATGATATTTAGTATTGTTTGAGTCTTACCTGTTCCTGGTGGTCCTTCAATGACACTTACTTTGTTATTTATAGCGTTTTCTACGGCTTTATACTGACTAGAATTACAACCAAAGGGAAATATTAGAAAGTCTATAGTGTTTCCTTTTATTATACTATTTGATAGTTTTAGATAGTTCGATAATGCTGTATCTAGATTATCTACTTCTACTTTCTTCATCTGCTCACTTAGTATCTTCTTTCCGTCCTCGGTTCTAAGTGATGTTATGTCGGCAATCTTTTGCATGTATTCTATTACATCTTTGTTATTGCTTATTATTTTTACTTGGGTATCTAGGTAGTCTTGATGTGTATTATTGTTTAAAATCATGTGATAGTAATAGTTATTTCCATAGTTAAATTCATAGACTTCTTTTATATCTTTTACTTTGATGTTATTTATGAAGATGTTATATTTTGTTAGATCTATTTGTTCTGAAACTGTTAGATGTTTTACTCTATCTGTTTGATAATTGTAAAACTTACTACTATTTTTATATTTTATTACATAGGTATAGTTAGTGTTGTTATATTTACAATATGATATTTTTGGTGTTACTATTTCGTTATCGATGATTATCATTTCTTTTCTTGTGTCCATACTTCTTTTACCTCCAGTGATTTATTTAATTATATATTATTGTTATATAAAAAGCCATATTTTATTATGACTTTTTTATTTTACTTTTTTTGTTCTTTTATACTCAGTATATATTTCTGTTAAATAGTACTTTAAGTATTGCCTATATAGGATATTTAGTAGAATGGCAACTAATATATATATTACCATGAAATAGTGGATGAAATTTTGTCCTGTTTTTTCTAATACGAAAAATACTATTAATAACAAAATATTAGTTAAATCATAATGAATATTTAAATCTCGAATCAAAATTTCGTCCTCCATTATTCCTTTAATTTTCTCGTTATCTCGTACTGGCTTATATATATCGTTATAAAAGTTTAGAGTTAAATCATTTTGATTAATCCTATTTTTTGGATATATATACTTATACCAAACTGAAAATGGTTCTTTAAATATTAGTAACATCTTGTATTTTTTGCTTCTATTATAAAAGAATGTAACATCTATCAAATACACTAAGATAGTTATAACACCTATAAATAGTGAAATATATTTAAAGTTTGATATAATATTTGAAAATAAATTAGAACCTTCAGATATTCCTCCTACTATGTATAATAAAGATATATCAATTATTCCTATTATGATTGCTATTTTTATGTATTTATTTATTCTAAAACCAAAATTATTTATCATTTGTTAAACTTCCAATATATTTATATCCATCTATCTTATTTACATTAATTGTTTTTAATGTCTTAAGTTTTTTATCATAGTTTTCATTACTAACATAAAAGTTTGAGTTATTATCTTCGAACATAATGATTATATCACCCGCTGTATTCTGTGTTATTGTTTCATATCCTTGATAATAATTAAGACTTTCGCTTTCAGCATTTCCTATTATTATCACTTTCGGTTCAATCTTTTCTAACACATCTTGGGGCAATTTTCCACTATCTCTTCCATGATGAGGTGCAAATACTATATCGCCCTTTTCCCATTCTACTTCTTCTTTTATATTTTCCATATAATCATCTTCTAAGTCTCCAAACCAATAGATTTTTATATTATTCTTTATTGAATATGTAATTATTGGGCATATGTTATTTGGTTCCTCTTTCTCTTTGGCGATTTGTAATGCTTCTTTAAAATATTTATTGTTTATATCAGGCCACTTAATATTTATACCAGAATCATCTCGCTCATTACTTGATAAATTCATCCACATTCTCTTACATCCTTTTTCTATATAAAATACAGTTTTTTCATTGTCTCGTAATGAACAATATTTTTTAAAGTCTTCACTCGGATTAGTTTTTGTTGCCGAGTTTTTTACACAATAAAAGTTTGGTATTTCTTGATTATCCATTAAATACTTTAGTCCTCTGATATGATCATCATCTGGATGGGTAGAAATAAATCTAATAATTCCTTTATTTCCTTTCTCTTCTTTTAGTTCTTTTAATACTTCTTCTTTTTTTTCTTCTTCTATGCAACAATCAATAATGGTAAAATTATCACTATTATGATTAATATAAAACATATCACCATCAACAGTTGCAAATGATTTTACTTTTGACATACTTCCTCCTAACTTCTAGTTAATACAAAAAAGACGCAGTACAAAACCTATTAAATAGACCTGTACAAGCGTCTTTCTTCCTTTAACTGCTCATATTATATCAAATTATTTTTGTTTAATCAACAAATTTAGACATTTTTTTATTCATCATCATCCTCAGAATAATAGTCATCATCTTCTAACTCTTCCTCTTCAAAGTTAAATGTATCATACTTCTTTTCTTTTACTAATTCTTTTTGCCAATCTTCTAAATCATTATTATCTTTTTTATTATCTTCTTCTGTATCTGCAAATGCTTTTATTAAGTTCCATATTAAACACATAATCTCACCACCTGAAATTATTATATCATAGTTTTTTGTTATATATGACTATATACTTATTTTTCTACTCTTATTTATATAATTACTTCTTTATACCAAAATAATATTAGTATATATCTAATGCTTATATATAATAAGTATCTTGGATACTTTTAATTAAGGTAAGTTTACTTAGCTTAATTAAACACTAATAAGACTTACATAGTAAGGCTTATAGTGGACATAATAAAGATAATATATAGGTATATTAAAACTAAGACTTGATATCTTAGTTTATTATTTAGTCAATGTTAATGTTTTTACTTTAAAATCTTTAGTATCATAACCCCATGGATTAGATACGAATCTAGTATTATTTATTATTATATCTTCTTCTTTATGATCATGACCATATATCCATACTGGTGATTTATATTCTTTTACTTCTGTATAATAACAAGAGTTATTACCCCTACTATTACTTTTATTTCTAAATGGTGGTATATGTGTTATTATTAAATCTATATTATTTGGTAAGTTATTATACCAAGATATGCTATCGTTATGTAATTTTAATATTTTATCTTTCTTAGATAATTCTGATAAGATAAATCTTGAATCATTCTGCATAGGATAGTTATATAGTTTATCTACTAATGTTACTGGTTTATACCAAAGGGTATCTCCCGCTAATAAGAAGGTATTATAGGTATATAGTCCTTTAGTATTATTTGTTTTATCTAGTATGATTATATCGTTATTATCTTTAAATATTTTATTTAATCTATATACTTTATTCATACTATTATAGTTATATTCTTTAGCCATAGGATCAGTATAGATATATTTTATTACTGGTATATAGTATTCATGATTACCTAGGACAAATATTACTTTTTTATAGTATTTTGAACATGAATATAATAGTTCACTCACTCTATTTATATCTTCATCTATATCTCCCGCTACTACAAGGATATCTCCTTTTACTTGCATACTTATTTTATCTTGGACTAATTTATCTACTTTGGTTATGCTTTCTTTTTTACTTATGTAGTGAGTTAAGTGTAAATCTGACACATAGTCAATGTTTAATTCCATGGTATTTTTCCTTTCTAGATGCTTATATTATATAGAAAGATGCAAATTATGTCAAATAAAAAACCATTGACACTTTTATATGTCAACAGTTTATGTGGATAAGTTATTTATTATTACATTTTCTTATAAACTCTTCTTCATGTTCTTTTAAATAGTTATAACTTTCTTTAATAGCGGTCTCTATATTATTATTTTTATATATGCTTATTATTTTATCTAGTAAATTTATATTATCTATTTCTACATTATAAAAGATATCATAGCATTTAAACTTATGTTTATATATTTTTTGTATGCCGTCACTATTTAGTATTGGGTCTATGACTATTTCACTTAAGTACCATAACAAGCTTGGGCTATCAAAATCTTCATACTTCCAATTTGGATATATTTCTTTACATTTCTCAAAGAAAAGGAAATGACATAATTCATGCATACAGGTATCTATTAATTCTTCTTTATTTTTCTTATGAATATCAAAGGCTTTTTCTTTAATATATCTGGGACATACTGGTATTAGTCCTATTCCTACTGATATTTCTTTATATTCTTTTGGCCACTTTATATTAAAGTAATTACTTAGTTCTAACATATATTTATCATTATATTCATTCCAGATAGTGGTATATTCTTCCCTCAAGTTATTATTTTCTTTTATAAAGTTATTATATCTATCTTGAATTATGTCTTTGATATTATCTTCTTTGGTAAGTCTTTTTAATTCTGGATATAGGAATAATGTTCCTTCTTTTAATGGTAATACATTAGCTGTATCTTTAAGTGTCCATGATAGTATGTCAGATGTTTCTTCAAGAGTTAAATATTTAAATTTTAATTTTGGTATGTTATTCATATTTCCTCCTATTTAATTATATCATATTTTGTTTATTTTCTCACGATAATCATCATAATTACCAATATATCTAGTTATGTTCTTGTTTTTTATTTCTATTATACTAGTAGCTATTTTATTTATGAAATATCTATCATGAGATACAAATAATATAGTACCAGTAAAATCCTTTAGTGACTCTTCGAGCATTTCTCTTGTATCAATATCAATGTGATTAGTGGGTTCATCTAGGATTAAGAAGTTATAAGAATCTTGAATTAGACAGAATATTTTTAATCTTACTTTTTCCCCTCCGGATAAGTATTTTATCTTTTTATGAATGTTTTCTCCTGCAAAGAGATATTTGAATAAAGCACTTCTTAAATATTGTTCTGCCCCAATGAAATATTTTCTGGCTTCTTCTAGTACTGATAAATTAATATCTTCAAACCCTATCTCTTGAGGAATATAACCTATCTTGATATTACTTCCTAGTTTTATACTATTATTTCCTTTTAATATTTCTTTGATTAGAGTTGATTTACCAACTCCATTATCTCCGACTAGACAGAGTCTATCTTGATATTTAATACTTAAGTTAAGGTTATTAAATATTTCTTTAGTACCATAAGATAAATATAGATTATTTATTGTTAGGACATCCTTTCCTGATCTACTATCCATATCAAAAGTTATATTTAGTTTTTTTTTGTCTTCTGGTTTATCTAACTTTTCTAGTTTTTCTAATCTTTTTTCGATACTAGCGGCTCTTCTAAAAAATATTTCTCCACCACTTGGTCCACAAAGCCTACCATATTCTTTTAATCTTTTGATACTATTTTCCATAGCGGTTATTTGTTTTTGTTGGTCTTTATAGTTTTTTAATTCTAATAATAATCTATTTTCACTTTCTTTAATATAGTAACTATAATTACCATGATATACTTCTATTCCTCTTTTGGTTAATAAATATACTTTGTTTATGACATTATCCATGAAATAGCGGTCATGGGATACTAACATTATTGTTCCTTTATAGTTCTTTAATGTTTTTTCTAACCAAATCATTTTATTTATATCTAAGTGATTAGTGGGTTCATCTAATAACAAGACATCTGGTTCTTGTAATAATAATCTTATTAGAGATATGATGGTTTTTTCTCCTCCAGATAGGGTATTGAAATTTCTATTTAATATTTCTTCAGTTATATTAAATACTGGTAGTATTTTTTGTATCTTTGTTTCGTATTCATATCCTCCTAGCGAGATAAACTTCTCTTGCAGATTCATATACTTTGTTATTACTTTATAATCTTCAGTTAAAAGTTTATCTTCATATCTTTCTAATTTTTCTTTTAGTTCTATTATTTCTTTGAAGGCACTATTTATATAGTCTTTTACTATTATATCTTTTTCTTCAGGTATTTGACTTAAATAGCCTATACTTATATTATTTCTTATTGAAAGGGAACCGGAATCTATACTTTCTTGGCCTGCGATTATTTTTAGTATAGTACTCTTTCCACTTCCATTTGTTCCAATTAAGCCTACTTTTTCTCCTTTTTGTACTGTTATATCTATATTATTTAATACTAAGTCAAAACCAAATGACTTACATACTTTACTTATATTTATATCTATCATAATATTCCTCCCATCAAAAAAAGTTATATGAATATATTGCATCCATATAACTTCTATTTATATATATAGATGCAGGCACGACAAAAACTCACACCCACATCTCATTTTTTTTACTTTTATTTTTGATGAGATAAAGGTGTGATATTTATAGTAAACATGATTACATTACCTACATATTTATACATAAATATCCCTCCACTTATAATATATTATAGTTTTTTACTTTTGTCAATTGTTTTTACACTGCAAGCCATTTGTCTTGCTAGTGTTATTTGGAGTCTAGTTGGTCTCCAAATAAGTATAATTAATACTTATTATATATAAGTATGAAATATATACTTAAAGTAGTTTATTATTGGTATTTTTTTTTGTTATTTTGAGTATAATAATAGTGCAATATACTTGACTTTTTATGATAGTTATAGTATCATTGTATTACCGGAGAGAAATCTCGTCAGGTCGATAGCTCAATGTCGATTTTATTAAATTAAGTGTATGTTAAGTACACCGCTTGAGTTGGGGAGAGACTACTAGATAGTCTCTTTTCTTTTTATGGGAATAATAGTTTATGATCGATAATATCAATATCAGAATCAATATTTGATAATGCTTTTCTTCTAGTAGTACCTGCTATTAAATCTGCTGCTTGCACTAAGTAACTCTTACCTGAATCTTGATATGTTAATCTTATTTCTAATTTTCCATATAATATATTTTTATATTTTATATCATAATTATAATTAGATATTCCATGTAGTAATTCTTCTGTTAGGCCATCTTTTAAATTATAATAACCATTACTTTTTGTAGATTGTTCATCTATATTTATTATTAATCTCACATTTTTATGTGGGTTTATTTTTTTAACTTTTATTAATTCTTCAATGGTACTTTTAATTAATCTTCTTATTGTGTAATCTATATATCTTCCTTTTGAGGCTTTATTATTTATAATATGATTATATACTTTTGTATTATTTATTACTAGGGCAATAGTATAATATTTACTTATGTAGTTCATAATCCTTCTTTTATGACCTTTCTTGATATTTGTATTTTTTATTTCTTTACATTTTTTAGTACATTCTCCTTTTGTTTGGTCACAGTAAGAACATTTTATTTCATTTATTATTTTACGATATTGAGTTATAAATTTATCTTTTTCTTGTTTTGATAAAAAGACTATTCCTGCATATACTGATACTTTTTCTTTTTTTGTTAATTTACCTGAATCATCTAAATTTATATATATTTCTTGATATTCTTCTTTTTTATTCATGTAAGTGCTCCCTTCAATTGTTTTAATGTTTATTATAGCATGTACTTTTAATATTGTCATTAGTTTTTAAGTAATTTTGTTTATCAACATGTATTGTGGATATAAGAAAAACTATAGACATAAATCTATAGCTTATATAAATACTTTTATTTCAGAGACATTTGGACCAGTAAATATTTTTGAAAGACTTTTGGCTTTCAAAAACCTCGAACAATGTAATGTGAGAGGAATATATTACCTTCTACTTTTTCCTTTAGAAGATAATAGTTCTTCTCTTAAACATCTATAATATTCAATACAATTAACATATCTATTTTCTTTTTCATTAAATATCCATATAGCAGTTAAATCTTCTAACGAGATAGCTCCCATTTGACCATCTTTTACTTTAGTATAAGGTGCTTCTAGTACTGGTCTTTTATCGTAGTAAAATAGTTTATCTCCACCTCTAGTCCAAAATAATTCATTATTATGACCACCTTTTACTTTATCTTTACTTCTTGCATATCCACTAGTTATAATATCTTCTACTTGATCCATACCGGTTACTCTATATACAAAATTATCATTTGTCTTCATAGCAATAGGACTATCTTTACCAAAAGCTAATTCTTGGACAAATACTCTATTTCTAGTACTCTCTATTCTATCGTCTTCCATATTTACTCCTTTTCTATAATAGTTCTACCACTTATTCTATTATCACTATCTTTAATCCAAAGATAATATTTTTTATATGTAAAGTAATTACTCTCTACTTTGTTATTTTCTATTTTATTCCAGCATAATGAATCTATACTGGGAACACTCTTAGTTGTTTTTAAACAGTATTCAGTTGGATCTCCTGTTGTTGTTATTATAAGTTTATTATTTTCTTTAGTAATACTTTCTATTTTAGCTATCATATTTTCATTAGGTTTAGCATAATACTGATTATTATCACTATCTGGTAAGATATTTTTTGCTACAATGAAACTAAATACTGATAAGATGAATATACCTCCAAGTACTATAAATGTACTATTATTATTTTTCATTTTTAACCTCCCTGTAATCTTTAAATAATTTTGTATATATTGGTTTTACTAACTCTCCTAATATAAACATTATAAAACATATTCCGATAGTTATCAAGATATAATTTATTTTTATATTTGGTACTATAAAGTATTTACTTATTGGGGTTACTAATACTATGATTTGAACTAATAGTATTAAGAATACTCCTAATGTTAGTTTTTTATTTGAAAAGATATTTTTATTTAGTACTGACTTTTTAATATTACGACAAGAGAACGAGAATAGTAATTCATGAGTTACTAAGTAGATAAATAATAATGAACCTGCAGTATTTACATCTGCTTCTTTTGCAAAATAGATAAATATTATTAACATTACTATTGATTTTATGATTGCTCCGATTACTATTTTAGCTGTTAATAATGGGGTGAAGAAACTTTCATTGTATTTATTAGCAAGAGTATTTTCCATTTGGTCTTCTGTTTTCTTTTCAAAGGCTAACATAATAGCAGGTATACTATCTGTTACTAGGTTTATCCATAGTAGTTGTAATGTTGTAAACATTTCCATATTTAGTACCATGGATATGAATACTAGTATTACTTCGATTATATTACCTGCGAGTAAGTATAGTATTATTTTCTTGATATTAGAAGTTATTCTTCTTCCTTCTTCAACTCCATCTACGATGGTAGAGAAACTATCATCTACAAGAATACAATCTGCTACTTTTTTTACCACTTCAGTTCCTGTTATGCCCATGCCTATTCCAATATCAGCTTTTTGAATAGCAGGTGCATCGTTTACGCCATCTCCAGTCATAGCTACAACATAACCATTACTTTGTAGTGCATCTACTATCCTTAATTTGGTACTTGGTGATATTCTAGCATAAACATTATATTTTTTTACTGCTTCTTTTAATTCATCGTCTGTTAACTTATCTATTTCTTTTCCAGTAGTGGCTCCTTCATCGGTATCGATAATACCAACACTTTTAGCTATTGCACGAGCAGTATTTATACTATCTCCAGTTATCATAACTATTTTTATTCCAGAATTTTTACAAGTATTAATAGCATTTGGTACTGATATTCTTGGTGGATCCATCATTCCTATTAATCCTATAAATATCATATTATGTTCTGGATCACTTGTGTTTTCTGTTTTATAGGCTAGTGCTAAGATACGAAGGGATTTTTCTGATTCTTCCTCTTCTATTTTGAATATTTTTTCTTTATATTCAGTAGTTATATTATATAATTTATTATCTTCTAGATAATAGGAACAGTTTTGTAATACTGAGTCTAAACTTCCTTTAGTAAATGAATATTCTTTACCTTCAATGGTATTGATAGTACTCATCATTTTTCTATCTGAGTCAAATGGATACTCTTTTACTCTTGGAATATTTATTAATATATTTTTTTCTTCAAGGTATTTATAGATGGCTACTTCGGTTTCATCTCCTAGATATTTATCATTATTCTTAGTTACATTCTGACAACTTGATAAACAATAATTATATAGATTTATGTTTTCGATATTATCTTTTTCGGTATATAATTTATTGTTTACATAGATACTTTTTACTTGCATTTTATTTTCGGTAATAGTTCCTGTTTTATCGGAACAGATTATGTCAGTAGAACCTAGTGTTTCAACAGAAGCCATCTTTCTTATGATGACATTTCTTTTAGCCATTTCGGACATTCCTAGGGATAATATTATGGTTATTACTGATGACATACCTTCAGGGATAGCGGCTACTGCTAGTGAGATGGATAGCATTAGGATATCAAAGAAATCATTCTTTTTAAGTAGACCTACGACCATCATAACTATTATTATACCGATTATGATATAGGTTAATACTTTACTTATTTGGTTTACTTTCTTTTGGAGTGGAGTTAGTTCGTTCTTGTTATTCATAAGACTAGCTCCTATTTTACCTAGTTCGGTATTCATAGCGGTACTACATACTACTACAAAGGCATGTCCATTTGTTACATTACAGCCAGCATAAACCATATTTTTTCTTTCATATAATTCTTTTTCTTCGGTTATATCATTATTATCTTTCTTGATATTTTTTGATTCTCCGGTTAGGGTTGATTCATTTACTTCTAAGGCTTCTGATGATATTATTCTAGCATCAGCGGATACATAATCACCTGCTTCTAGTTCTATTATATCTCCTGGTACAATCTTTCTTACATCAATTGTTTCTTTCTTACCATCTCTTATGACATTATTATTTGTTATAAACATTTTGTTTAGTTCTTCTATTGCTTTATCGGCTTTCTTTTCTTCAATAAAACTTAGAGTAGCATTTATTACTACAATTATTAAGATTATTACTGAGTCAGCATATGATTCTTTTTGAATATAAGATATTACTGCAGAAAATACTGAAGCAAAGATAAGTAATATTATCATGAGGTCATTAAACTGATTTAAAAAAATTATGAAATTTGATTTTTTCTTTCGTTCTGCTAATTTGTTTTCACCATACTCCTCTAATCTCTTACTTGCTTCTTCTTCAGTTAATCCGCTTATACTTGTATTTAATTCTTTATATAGTTTTTCTACTTTTTTATTATAATAATTATTTTCTTTCATCTTTTTACTCCTTTATATTAGATATGATAGAATAAACATTACTATCATTATTATTAAGATTATTATCAATAGTATTTTGGTTATATTTATTAGTGTATTTTGATATGGTTTTAATACTCTTATTCCACAATTACGACAATACTTATCACTATCTCTTACTACTTTTTTACAATTTATGCACTCTTTCATTATTGTAACCTCTCTTTTAGGATATTTATTATTTCTAATGAACTGGTACTTGACGAATCTCTATGTAAGTAATAGTCATGAACGGCTTCAGCGATTACTTCGTCATAATTTACACTTTCTTTTATTTTTTGGCTAGCATATCCTGATATATTTTTGGTAAAGTCTTCAAGTGAAATATTGGTATTATACTTTTTGTTATAACTCTCTATGGCTTCTCCGACTAGTTCTTTTGAGTATGTTCCTTCTTTTAAGATATTTAGAATTTTTTGATAATTATTTATATTATCTTTGGTTACTAGTGTTATGTTATCTATATTATTTTGTTTTAATAGTGTTACCAAGGTTATGTAATGTCCTAGTTCATGGGCTATTAGTGATTCATAACTAGCATTATTTGGATACCAGTTTTCTTTTAATCCTTTACTTAGGATATCTTTATTTAAGAAATAATAACTATTTAATAAGATTTCGGTTTTATTTACTTTGTTATATTCTTTTATATCTAAGTTATTATTTATAAAAGTATTAGTAGGATTGAAATAGGCTATATAGTCTTCATTACTTGGAGCATTAGTTATTGTTATGTTGGTTAGATAGCCTTTTATATTAGGAAATAATTGATAGGTTACAGTTATAACTTCTTTTATTTTACTTGATACATCTTCATCAACATCACATAAACTTACACTAGGAATGTTATAGTTTTCACTTACTTCTTTTTCGATTATGGATACATTTATGTTTCTTTTACATTTCCAAGATTGTTTTGTGATATCTTGTTTTATTAGATTTATGGCTTCGGCTTTAGTACTTAAGGTTACTTTTGTATATTTATTATTAGTGTTAATAATGGATACTTTATAACCATATTTTAAGCTAGATATTTCTTTTTGTAATTCTATATATGGTCTAAACATATCTTTACCGCTTATTAGAGTCATTGCAATAAAACTTATTATGATAATAGAAGTTAAGGTAAATAATAAACCAATATTATTTTCTTTATATCTTAATTTATTGTCTTTTAAAGATAAATAGCCATGAGGAGTTAGTTCTCCGCAGGTGGGACAGAAGTTATCATCTGCTTCTAGTTCTTCATTACATTTTATACATTTCATAGTTCCTCCTTTGCTACTTTATTTAATTATATCACATTTTGTCGTATTTGTTTGTAAAAAAATGATATTTTCATTTTTAATGGGAAAATTATATTAGGTGTTAGATATGAATTTTCAAAAACTAATAGAATTAAGAGAAGACTCTAGTCTTAAACAAAAAGATATTGCTAATGTTCTAAATATTACCCAGCAGACTTATTCGCTATGGGAAAATGGTACAAAAATTATTCCTTTGAAGCATTTAAACTCTTTATGTAATTATTATGATGTTAGTATGGATTATGTACTTGGACTTTCTAATGTTAGACAATATGATATTGTTAATAAGGTTATTGATAAAAAAATTATTGGAATAAAATTAAAAGAATTTAGAAAAGAAAAGAATATTACACAAGAAGAACTTGCTAATATTCTTAATACTACCCATTCAACAATTAGTGCTTATGAAAGTGGTAAAACGACTATCCTTACGGCTTTTGCTTATGAAATATGTAAAAGATATAATATTTCTATGGATTATTTATGTGGTAGAGTAAAAAATACTAGATAGGTTGTCATCTAGTATTTATTTTTATCTTTTTTTCATTTTATTAAAGTCGTCATCTATCTTCTCTGTATATTTTATAAAATAATCTTTTAATTTAATATTATAATTATATAATTCTGACAATAGTTCTTTTTGTGAGTCTAAATTATATATGTTTAATTCTTTTACCATTTCACTATTCAGTTTTTTATTTTCATATAACTTAATATTAATATTTTGAGCCATGATATAATTATCTAATTGTCTTGATATTTCTTTCATTAATTCTTTTTCGTAATTTACTGAATAACTAATATCGTTTTTATTTGAATATTTAAATTCATTAAATTTTTTAATATTATTTTCTATACTGCTACTATACTTTTCTATTTTTAGTATGTTATATCCATTTCCACCTGTACTAGTTAATATACTAACTTGATATTCTTGTCCTCTTTTTGTATAGTTACTTATGTATTCATAATAGTTTGTTGATTCTAGTGTTTCACAATAATGATGATGAGTAAAAGGCATTAAACTTTTATCTTTGTATCTGTCTATTCTATCTTTTTCTTCTTTGCTTGTTGCAAAGCCAATTAAACTCATGTTTTCAGTAGAATATTTTTTTAGTGCTTCTTTATTATAGTTTTCTTCAATTTTATCAATTTGTCTAAAATAATATCTATCTTCTGGTGGAAAAGATACTAATGATTTTATTAGATTTATATAATTGGTAGTTAAATTATTATCTTCTATTTGGTTATTAAATTCTTCTATCTGATCTTTATTTATTTCACCATTTACAGCACAATCTTCTTTATCTAATAACTCATTTCTTTTTTTATCTAATTCTTTTCTTTCTTTTTGTGAATATGAAACTAAATATAAATCTGAATTTCTTTGTGTGATAGTAGTTTGTTCTTCATTTTCAATTTTTTCATTTTTAACTTCAGGATTATAATCTAAAACGATACTGTTTAGATTTTCAAATAGAGAAAAATTATAAAAACTTATATTTTTTGTAATTAGTTTATCAAACTCTATTAATGGATATGAATAATTAAATTTGTTTATAAATTTTTCTTTAAAGTCTTTATTATCCGCTAAGTTTTCATATTGTCTAACATAATTATCTAGTATTACACGAATATTTTTATCTTCGATGCTTATTTTAGGGTTTTGAATTACAGATAATTTATTTGTGTCTTCAAATCTTCTTAATATACTTTTCCTAGTGTTTGGATTATTTAGTTTTTTTAATATAAGTTCATTTCTAATATAACTATATACAAAATTATTTACTTTTTCATTTTCATCTAATAATTTATTTATATTTTGTTTATCAGCATAAAAATCTATTGTTTTTTCTTTGGGAGCTAAGGCTGTTATTTCATTTAATATTTCTTCTTCAGGTGTTAGTTTTCTTTTTAAGTCTTTTTCTGATTTATATCTCCACATTATTATTTTGCTATAATTTTCTTTAGTGAAATCTAGTTTAAATACTTCTTTAAATTTCTTATTAAATATTTTTATTTTTTCAATATCATTTGATCCATCCCAGTTAATTTCTCTCATTATATTATTTATTATTTTATCTATTACTGCTTTTTTATAAAATGAATATAGTGAACTATCACTACTTGTTAG